GATGTCAAATTTAGATATGGTGCAGGGTGCATTGTCTTCTTCTGAAGAGAAGAAAGAGCTAACTACAATTATTAACAGTCATAAAGAACTTGCCAAGTGTTTTGAGCTAGGTGCTGAATGGTCTGGTAAAGATTTCAATGTAAGCACTACATTATTAGAAAGAAGGAAGAACGAGTTGGTACAAATGTACATGCTTGAACCATCTCTAGCTATTATAGATGACATTGACTCTGACCTCGATGATGCAACTGTTAATGAACTTGGCAATAGTATCAAAGTCTACCTAAGTAAAAAGGGTAGAGCAGGAATAATTATCACTCAAAGCGCAACGATCCTTGAGACAATTAAACCAACACACGTACATGTTTTGGTGGGTGGAAAAATTGTAAAATCTGGTGATAGAAGAATAATTAAAGGGATCATTAAAGATGGCTATCGAAAGTTTTCTTAAAGTAGACAAAACAGACCCGGACTGGTCTTTTAGTCCTGAACAGTATCATGGCAAACAATTCAAAGTAATTGATGCCAATTGTCTTCTAATCAAAGAGAATACTGAAGATACGATGGTGCTTAGACTGACACCAACGGAATCCGAACTGCTATGTAAAAATTTACAGGTCGTAAGTAAAGACTCAAGTAAACTTGACTTGTTTATTATGTGTGATGGCAGTGAGCAAACGCATCAAGTATTCTTGTATAGCGTATCAGCTGAGCCAAACTCTATATTAAATATTGGCGTTTTTGTTAAAGACGGCAAATTAAACAAACATATTTTTGAGTGCGAAGCATACGAAGGTTCCACTATAAACATATTTGGAATCGCTGAAAATAACGTAGGCGGTAGTAGTGAAATTATTGCCAAAGTATTTCACGCTGGTCACGATGTCGAAAGCAACTTGTTAGTCAATTGCTTTGCAGGCAAACATAGTAGAACTGTATTTCAAGGTCTTGTCAAGATTATTGAAGAGACAGTGGACAGTTATACCAATGTCAGTAACAGTAGCATTATAACTGATCCAGACGGACAAGCATTTAGTATTCCGCAATTACAAATTGATTGTGGCAATGTTGAAGCCAGTCAGAGTTGTAATATTGGCGAAATTGATCCCAATCATTTATGGTACTTGCAAGCCAGGGGAGTGTCGGAAGAAGATGCAAAACGTATGCTTATTGCCGCACACCAAGACGATATTTTGAATCTAGTACAATACCAAGACCTTAAAGATGAACTCAAAGACTTTTTCAGAGATTAATACCGAGTTTACCTTACCAAAAGATTCATACTTAAACAGCGCATCTCAAACATTATGCCCAACAGTGGTGTTAGATACATTTGTCAAATATGCAAATAATTATGATGCACATGACGAATATGAGTTAGTCCGAGGTAAGGTTCAAAAACTAATCAATTGCAGGAAAGATACTGAGGTTGTTTTCACCCATGGAAATAACCACAGCCTAAATCTACTGGCTCACGGCATCTGCAAACGATGGAACATCAATGACTGTGTCATTGTCCCTGAAAGTGAGCACCATGCTAATCTAATAGTTTGGCAAAAGCTATCAGCAATGTATAACTTTAGATTTGAAACAGTCAATGTGATTAAAGATGGCAGTTTAGATCTTGGACACTTACATGACATTTTGGATGGCTGCGAAGGCAAAATCTTATACAGTATGAGCCATATTAGTAACAGTATTGGCTTCGTACAGCCTGTTAAAGAGATATTTGCTAAGGTAAAAGAGTATGACGGCATTACTGTTTTAGACGCATCTTTAAGCATTTCCAGGGTAAAAATAGACGTTCAGGACATGGATATTGACTTTTTAACCTTCACTTCACACAAGTTTTTTAGCCCCACTAGTGTAGGTATACTGTACGGCAAACATAAGCTATTAGAAAAGCTGGAATCCATTATTTGGGGAGATGCGAACAGCGACCTTGTGCCTTGGAAACTTGAAGTAGGCAAACCAAATATTTGTGGGGTCATGGCACTGGGTTCTGCAATTGATTGGTTCATGTCGTACGATATTGAAGATATAACAGTACACGACAAACTAATGAACGCTAATATGCAAATGATGCTCAACGAGCTAGAGTTTGTCAAAGTATTTCATCCTGGGTACTATAAAGGCGGACTAATCAGCTTTAATGTAGAAGGGCAGTACGCAGTAGACGTTGGGGACTACTTGCGAAAGGAAGGAATCATTGCTAAAGCAGGTTTCTTGAACGCTCGCCCTATTGTTGAAGAGAAGTTTGTAAACGGGGTGGTACGTGTCAGTTGGTCGCACTATAATACCAAAGATGACATTGAGCTCTTGCGAGTTGCACTAATCAAAGCCTACCAATAGGCATAGAACTACTAACAGGAAGATCCCATATCTTCCTTTTTTCCACGCCCTTCTTCTGGGCAAACTTCTTAGCATCACAATTTGGACAAACGTGAAAGTATCTATTACTTGTACGCTTTGGATCCATCTTGGCATGATCACGCAAAAACTCTGACTCACAAGAGTCGCAACGAAACAAATTAACACTCTTAAAACGCTTGTACGTGTGGGCTTTGCCTAACTTACTGGTACGAGTGTGTTCATAAATTTGTTTAAAAGTTTTTATGTACATACCAATATTTACATTAAGTTTATAAAATTTCTAGGTAAATAAAAGTAGACATACGGTATCATACCAAATTTGGAGTCAAATAATGGCAAGAAAAGACGTTAATATAGGTTTAACAGGCAACGATGGAACAGGCGATAGCATCCGTGATGCTTTCCAGAAAGTAAATTCCAACTTTCAAGAATTATTCGCAAGTCAGGGTTTAGAAGCTGGCTTGACATTTGATAACTTAGTGGACGTTATTAAGCCCCTAAGACCAAGCACAGTACTAGGTTTAGACAGCTTGGGCAAGACTATTATCAGTAGAGATCTAGTTGGTGCCGCAGGTGTTAGCATTGACGTTACTAGTGACCCATCACAGATCATCTTTAGTATTGCAGACGTTCAGATTCGTCAAGATCCAAACCCAACATTGTCCAATAACTTGGATGGTTCTGGATTCAAATTAAGTTCACTTGGTGATCCAGAAAATGACCA